CCACCACCAGCAAGGATTTTATTATCTTCATTCAATACTTGAATCAAAAAAATTGTTGTATTTTCATCCAAAATCATTTTAAATATTTCTGAAGAAATCCTTGAATACCTTGACTACATTCTTGTCAATATTTCTTGAAGAAGAATTCTTGATGATTCTTCTGGCATTTTGGATTTGGTGTTCTGACCACATTCCATTTTCCATGATCCATTCTCTTCCTTCCATGATTCCATTTACGAAAGCATTGGGGGCTGAAGGATCAGCAACGATGTCAATTGCGGCTAACATGAAGTCTTCTTGAACTTCTTGGTAGCCATTCTTGGACTTTAAAGAACCCATACCACGAGTGGATACGCCAAGTTGAGCACCCTCATCAATGAGGTTCTTTACAATCTTGCCCATTGGAGTATCAAGAACTTTGGCCTTACCATAGACGTTCTTTCCGTCTTCGTAAAGTTCTTTTACAATGTGGGAAACTCTATCAAGATTAACAGTTGGGCCAGTTGGATGGTTCAGTTCACCGAGAGCGCGACCTTTATTGACGTATTCATTGATGTAGCGACCGGTTTCTTTGGCAAGAGTGTTCTTTGGATAGATTCTGCCATTGCGGTTCTTTACATCAGATTGCATAAAAACACCTTCAATGAAGTAATTTTTATCTCCATTGCCTACATTCTCTTTGATGTACTTGATGTCTTCTGTTAGTTCTGTTATTAGTTTCATTGTTTTGATATCTTTGTTATTTACTAATTTGTTCCAGACGGTCTATCATAAACCAAGTGTTCTATTATATCTCTCTAGAGCACGTAGGAATCTATTCATTTGTCCGTGCCATATTTCAACTGCTCGCTGAAAAGCCTCATCACTATCAAATTCTTCTCGCACAGGAGCTCTTGTAATGCCATAAGGGCGCTCAAAATAATCTTTTTCTACTGGACCATTTGGACCCATTGGGGGATCGGGATGAAGTCTTCCATCTGAAGAATTTGAACCACCTGAAGGATTTACAACACCCGAGACTTCAGTTGCAGCTGTTTCGGCCATTTCAAAAATATTTTGAGAAAGTTCTACATATTTCTCTTGAAGTTTTTGACCGACTTTGCTATAAAGTGTGCGATTTAAAGTTGTTTTGAATGCAACTGCATTTTCTTCAATTACATTTTTAACTAATTCTTTGACGTTTTTATTGCTCATCTGAACATTCCTTTGGCATTATTGTAAAAATCTATGTGTTGGTTGTAGTTGTTTGAAGAGTCAAAAACAGTTTCAATCATTTTTTGTCTGTTTTCGGTATTTAAATGTTCAAACAATTCTTTTAAAGCGTATGCTTCATTTTCAGTAATATTTATAATACTGTTGTCTTTTAATATAATTTTTTCTTTCTTTTCCAGTATTGTCAAGAAAGTTTGAAGTTCTTTTGAATTTTTTAAACTTTTGCTTGAGTGGAGAAGATTTTTATTTGTTTCAGTCAAAACATCTGTAATTGCATCATTTAATTTAATAGAAAGACTTTTGATAACATTCTTCTTAAAGTATGTTTCTTTTTGCTCAAGAAGAGCCTGTATTCCATTTTTTAAAAGTTTGCGTGAAATGTTGTTCATTGTTGCTGCTCTTCTGGTTGACCTTGTGCCTGTTGTTGTACCATAAGTGCCATTTGTTCAGCCTGAAGTCTTTGTTTATCAATCTTCATCTGTTCATCAATATCCCTGATTTCTTCTTCAGTTTGACGTAGAATCTTGCTACGGACATATTCTGTTGAGAAATACTTTCCAACATATGGTTCAACAAAAGACAACATTTTCATTCTTTCTGCCAAAATTTCTGCTTCTTTTAGATCCCAGAAATAATTGTCAGTATTAAATACAAATTTAATGTCTTTCTTTAGTTCATACCAATCTTCTTCAGTCATTACTCCCTTGAGAATCAATTGAACTCTCAAGAAATCCAAAAAGAAATTAGAAAACTGATGGCGAATTCTTTCAATAAATTTGTAAAACTTTACTTCTTCTCTTGTGATTTCAACAGAACGACCCATGTTGAATCCGGTCTGATCGGCCATTAAACGGCTAAGAGGAACGTTTAGAGAAGCATATAGTTTCTTCTTGAAATAATCTACGTCTTCAATCTGAGACATGGCGTTACCACCGGGAAGAGTGGTAATTTCTGTTCCACGTGAACCTTCTCTACGGGGCAACCAATAATCTTCAAGAACTGAAAGATGATTTCTTTCGTCTCGTACTTCGCCTGTTGCTTGATTATAGACAAGTCTGTTTCTAAAACGGCTCATCATATCACGCATGTATTGCTCGGCTTTTTGTTTTGGCAATTGACCTACATCGACATAAAATACTCTACGCTCAGGTGCGCGTGCTACACGGTAAACTAGAAGAGAATCTTCTAGTTGGCGAAGCATATTTAATGGTCTAATAGCCTTGTGTAGGTATCCCAAGACTCTTTTGGTGTTTAGATCCACAATTCCAGACGGACAGTAAACAACGCTATCTACGGACAGATGCAAGCCACTTGGACCAGTTACCATAAAACTATCTTTATCGCTATTAATATAAAGATAATATTCTTCTATATCTTTAATCACGGAAACAGTTTGGTTTTCAACCTTTTCCATTTCCTTTTTGACTTTTCTAATCTTTTTAATTTTTAAAGGATCCATTGGAATAATTTCTTTTATTCCATCGGTAGGCATATCTCTGTCAATTACAATATTATAATAAATTCTAGAATCAATATACCATCTTCTAAAAATTTCATATGCTTTGCCATTAAAATCCAGTAAATGAATAATTCTATCAAATTCTTTATAAATTTTTGTTTTTATTTGTTCGGGTATCTCAACATCTTTAAGATCGATTTTAACAGGTTTTCTATCTGTTCCAAACACAATTGAAGCATTTACAATTTCATCTACAGCATTATCAATTTCTGGATAAACTGACATGTTTCTGTATTGAATAATTGCATTGTTTTCATCACGTAAATTTGCACCGTAATCAAGTGCTGTTCCATAAAAGCCACCGGCCTCTACTGTTACAGTACCATCAAACATCTCTGGGGCTGCAAAAGCCTGAAGAGCTTTTGATTCTTTTTCTTCTTTAGGTGTGTTCTTTTTATTGAACTGAAATCCAAAAATATCAATTTCCATGTATTCCTCTTTATGTCACGTTCTGTATGTTTATGTAGTCGTAAATCATAACTACGTCAAATACATTTAATGTATTTGGTCTATTCATATTAAAATTAATAGGATTGATGACTTTTGGCCAGCATCCAAACATTGTCATCTTTTTCAAAGGTTGTGATTCATCACCATTTAAATTTAAATGGTTAATATTCCAAGTTGCTTTAAAGTTTTCTGGTCTGTGATTTAATACATTTGTGTTTACTGTATTTGCATCATGGTCATTTAGAGCATTTTGCCACTTTTGAAATGCTGCCCACATATTACCATTACCAGTATCATCTAATATTGATATAGCCCAGTTTGCATACACTTTTTCACCCGGATAGAATGCTTTTCTTCCACGGTAATCATATGAAAGAGTTTGTGTTTGTAATTGTGGAATTAAAGATGCTCTGACATGAAATCTGGTAATGCTTTTACCAGAAAATGGAATATTTCCAGTTACATAAAATCTATTTAGTCTTGCTCCACCTTGAAAATTTGTTTTAAATTCGTTTAACATTATTGATTTAATCCTGTTATAAATTTAAGATAATCAAAAGTCATTGTTACACGAAATATAGATGGTTCGGTAGATCCCATATCTAAAGTAAGCGATCCTATTTCACTTGGCCAGCACTTTTGTAGCTGAAGAGTTCTAATCGTATTACCATTTAAATCCAATTGATCAATAGTCCAACTTTTTTGAAGACCTGAGTATGCATAATCATTATTGCTTACTTTATGGGTTTCGTGGCCATCCATTAATTCTTTCCATTTATTAAATGCCTTCCATATAGTCCTGTCACCGCTATCATCAAATATATCAACCGACCAGACTGAATATTGTCTATCTCCGGGAAGATAATATGATCTACCTCTATAAGGGACAGAAATTGTTCCAAGAGTAGAACTTGGAAGAGATGATGCAAATATTTTTATTTTCATCTCAATATTTGTGGGGCTCATAACTCCAGCTGGCCAAAAACCATAAACTTGGAACCTATTTGCTCTGGTTCCACCATTAAACCCACCTTTAAAATCATTTATAGTATTATTTGCCATTTATATTAGCTTGTGAAGGTAATGTTGATCACAAACGAATCTGTTCCAAGAATTGGTTTAATTATTAAATCTACTGTAAGTGTGGTACCGTAATCACTATTGTTTGAAGAATCGCAAATTACTTGTGCTTCAGATCTTACCATTGCGTATGAATATTGGTCCAAGATATTATTAATTTCAGCAATAAAAGAATTTCTTGTCGATTGTGTATTTATTTCAAAAAGATATTTTGTACCAATTTTATTGATTTGTTGTGTTAATATTCTTCTAAGAAATGCTGGACCAACTCTTTCATCTACTATAACTGCGCTAGAAGATGCAGTTGCTCCAACTAAATCACTTCCCAAAAATTTAGGATCATTGTTTACATAAAAATTTACTCTATTTGTTCTTAGAGTATTTTTTAATGTTGACGACCAGTCAACAGAGTTTATAATTCCTCTGTTTAAAATTGTTGACCGATCTATACCAGCAACAGTCAAGAAAAGTTGATTTAAACTTTTAGAAGTATTAAATGCACCGGCTACATCTGCGACAGCAGGAATTTGATAAGTCAGCTGGCTTCCATTTTGCAATGTTGTTGTGGTGTAAGTAGTACCATTGATACCGTATACATTAAAAATTCTGTCAGCTACAGTTGCTCCAGTAACGAATGGGACATTACCTGCGGTAAGATAATTTGTCCAGTCTGCTGCTATAGTTCCACTACCATCGCCCGCAGAAGGAAATATTCCTACAACTCCTGGTTTGTTTTCTAACCATTTTCCTAAAGCCGCGTTTGCAGTATTTCCAATTAAAACTTCAATATTTGTATTTGAAGCAATCTCATACTGATCCAATCCAGCTGTAGTTCCTGCAATAATAAGTTTTGAACCATATGCAAGATAATGTAAACAATGTAAGAAATCATTTCCTTGTGGTACACGTGTAGCAATATCAGTTGCAGATGTTTGTTGAAATAAGCCCCAAGTCCCACCACTACCTGTATACGATAATAGTGCATTTGTCACACCAGAAAGTTTATTTAAATCTCCAATAAATGTTGCTGGATCTGTATATACAAGATATCTATCTCCTGTACTTCCTAATGCTGGTGTAGTTTTATAATTTCTTGCATATATTAGCCAGCCAAATAAACCACCGGGATCTTTTTCTGCCGAGTTTGCTCCTCCTGGCGCAGCACTGCTAAAAGCCGGAAGATTAAATGTACTACCGGCTACAATAGCTCCATTAATTGGATTGGCTGTAGGAGTTAGTGAATTAAATTGGCTTGCGTTTAAAAATGATCCTAGATTTGGATTCGTATTGGGCATGTTGCTACCTTATCTCTTCCAAATATTTATAATTTTTTTAAGCAGGGTACCAAACTACTTGACCATCTGAAAACTCTTCATTATCAGGATTTTGTTGATTATTCATTGAAAAAAGAACATTATCTTCCTCTGTAGTGTCCGTTTGAGTATATGCAAATTTAGCACTTTCTATTAAATCTGCATAATATTCTTGTCTTGTCAACCAAGAAAAGAAAACCAATGTCATTACTAGATCATCATGCTGACCTTCTTCGGCCTTGTATGTGTTAGATCTTGAGACAAATGACATCAATTCTTGTACTATTCGATCATCATTTAACAATATTTTGTCTTCTTCTACCAATCTTTTTAAGATAGCACATCCTAATTTTTTAGTTTGGGCTGTTGTTCTTAATCCCATTTCATTCCTACCAATTCCACCAAATCCTTGTGATAGAACTTGCCCTTTGCGACCCATTATTTTTGTCATTAATAAATTTTCATACCCAAGATCATTATAAAGGATATGCGAAACTTGTCCACCCAGATCATTAGTTTCAATAAGCACAAAGGCATTATTGTACTTTTCGCCTGCTATTTTTATAATTTGAGGAAAATTAAATGGGCTTATAGTATTATTTCTAAAGCTAGCTACAACTTTATATGGAGTCTCAGATCCTTCTATGATAGTAAATGCCGAATAATCTGATCCCTGTCCACGTGAAACGTCAGCTTGCAAAAAATATATTTTATCTTTTACGGGTTCTTCAAAAATTCTAAACCCTTCAGCATTTTCTGAAATAAATTCTTCTGGAGCTAATACATTCAATTTTGTTGAAGATATAAGAGTATTAGCAGATCCAAGAAAGCTGCAGCCATATTCTTGTTGAAATTGTTCTTCACTGGTATTTGCAATTTGTTCTGCTGCCCATGCGTCATCTCTTCGCGGACCACCGGGAGTAATTGGAACTTGTCTCCAACTTACATCAATTGGAACAAATTTATTCTTTAGTTTATGTCCTTCTGGACGATTTGCGTCTACCCAAAGTTTATGAAAATGATTCATTCCATTTGGTGTAGAAACAATAATAAGTTTAGTTGTTAAACCTGCTGAAATGGTAGGATACGTAGATGAATAGAATTCTTCAGCAATATGAGACGGCAAGAAGGCGTATTCGTCCAACAGAAGTAGGTTATAAGAGCCACCACGGATCGCAGAAGACGATGTTGCGTCACATACGACTCTAGACCCATTTTCTAGTTTAAAACTCGTCTTATTCCATTCTACTACACCTTGTTGTAAAAAATGTGGTAGATTTTCATATGCCAATTGTAGTTTTGCAAATAATTCGTCTTTTGCAGTCTTTAATTTGTTTGCAAGAATTGCACAGCTTACCGATTGATTAAATGTTACATAATGTGTAATATAACCAATTACCGAGGTAGATTTGCCAGACTGGCGAGGCCATTTTGAAATGGTAAACCGATTATCATGGATTGCTTTTACAAATTTTTGTTGGTAATCGTATAACTCAAAAGGCAT